ATGCGGTCCTTCGTCAAAGGATATAAATTCATCCCGTGGATGAACATTTTTCTTCGCCAAATAATCAGGGGGTGTAGTCATTGTATGTGTTTGTGTTTATTACAAATAGAATAATGCTATTCAATTTTATGTTATTTTTCAAATAAACAAACAATAATAAGAAAAAACGCAGGTGGGTATACTCCGGGTGTTTTATATAATCTAAAATATTAAACATATTCACTATTCATATCAATATCACGTGCTAATTTTGTATAAATCCATTTATGTAGATAGAGTGTTCGTTTTTTCTCGTGTTTTTCAGATAAACCAGTTATTTTTCTCATATATTGATCGAACTTGTCTTTTTCTTTTTCACACGAATGTATTATTTCCATGTTGTTTGCTTTCCATTTAACAAATATACATAATATTTTATGATTAAGTTCTAGAACCCATTTTTGAAATACTTTGTAATCTAACATAATCCAAATGGGTTCATTAATTTCACTATTATTAAACTTAGTTGTCCAAATATAGATAGAATTATCTTTTTGTTGAAATGAACAAATGGGTATATTGTTATAAGTCAGACACCGGTTTAACGCACTAATGATACCATTCGTATTATCTTCTGAAAATACAGCATATAAATCCTCTTCATTTAAAGTTATAATTTTAATCCACTCTTCAAATAACATATTGGGTTTAGGATTGGTTGGATTGTTTAAAATATCAAGTACTAGTTTGCGTTTTCGTGTTCCAGCATTTATTTTAAGACGGGCTACGTCGTTTTCTAATCGATTTACTTTTAATGTTAAATATTGAATGAGTTTAAATTGTTCCTGTGGTGTGGGCAATTTTTCAATATAGTCATCTTCGCGATCTTTCTGTCGTCTAGTTCTAAAGATAAATTCACAAGTAATTTCATGTTGATCGTAAAGATCTTTAAAATGAAAATATTTATTACAATATTTGCAAAAGTTAGCTGTTTGGTTCATGGTTTTTTTATTATAAATCTGTTACTTTAGTTAATTCAATTTTATACGAATATATATAAAAATTATTATACAAAGGTAGAATATAGAAAATAAATGAGCAAATATTTTGATCAGGCAAATATGTTTATGGAACCAGAAGTTAAACAACATGGGAGTCATATGGTAATGACCAATGTTGTAAAACCGACAAAAAAAAAATATTTAACGTTAGATACTAGATTTCGCGATGGTTATAATTTTAATACAAATGCGAATTATAATATAACATTACCAGAACGCGTAAATAATGTACGAAGTATGCAGTTAAGAAATATAGAAATACCGGTCACTTATTATAATATAAGTTGTGCTCTTGGAAATAATAAATTTACAATAAAAATTTTGAATAATGAAAAGGAATTTATAGTACCAGATGGGCAATATACACAAACTGAATTAAAAGATCATATAAATAGTTTACTTACAAATGCAGGTAGTCCATTTCAGGGTGTAATTACGGTGTCTATTAGTAATAATAAATGGAATTTTAATAATAGCGGCACTAATCAATGTACGGTTACATTTGATAAACCAGAATATACTTTTGCAAATGGAGTAAAGACCGAAAAACCAGACATACCGAGTGATGGTCAAATGTCTCGTTTAGGTTGGAAATTGGGTTATAGAAAAAAGAAATATATTATAGAAGCAAACTCAGGTAATAAAGAGAGTGAATCCTTTATAGATATCAATGGACCCAAATATTTATATTTGATAGTCGATGAATTTACTAATGGAAATCCTCATTCATTTTTAAGTTTATCCAAGACGTCTCAATTGTCTAGTCAACAAATATTGGCTAGAATAGCAATTGATTACAACAGTTTTCCATTTGGTTCCATCATACCCGCGGAACAATATAATTATGCTCTTTCGGATACTAGACGCTATTCAAATGAAGTAGATTTACAGCGTTTAAATATTCGTCTGGTTGATGAATTTGGTAATATTATAGATTTAAATGGAACAGATATATCAATGTGTATTGAATTAGAACATCTATAAAATTGAATTAATTTAAATATATAAATTTATAAATATTTACGTTATGAATTTATCAAATGAGCAAAAGTATGCATTTGACCTCTTTAAAAAGGGGAAAAATGTATTTGTAACAGGACCAGGTGGTACAGGAAAAACAAGATTAATTGAATATTTCGTAGAACACTCAATAAAGATGAATATTAAAACGCAAGTGTGTGCTTTAACAGGGTGTGCTACTATTTTGCTTCCGAAAATGTGCAATGCGCGTACATTACATTCGTGGAGTGGAATACGATTATGTAAAGGTGAAAACAAAAACATTGTAGAAACCGCTATAAAAAACAAAAAAATAAAATCGGCTTGGAAAACAGTTCGAATATTAATTATTGACGAAGTAAGTATGATGTCGTTAAAGATCTTAGAAGTGTTAAACAAAATAGCTCAAACAGTGAGAGGAAATATAGCACCGTTTGGTGGAATCCAAACAGTGTTTCTAGGTGACTTTTACCAATTACCTCCAGTTGCTACTTATGGAGACGCGGATACAGAGAAGTTTTGCTTTCAAAGTAAATTATGGAATAAATTATTCCCACTAGAGAATACGGTTGTCTTAAAAAGTATATTTAGACAATCTGATCCAGTTTACAGAGATATATTAAGTCAAATCCGCATTGGTTGTTTAACAAAGAAAAATAGTAATATATTAGAAAATTGCGTAGGTAAAGAATTTGATGCTACGAAATATAATGGATGTAAACCAACGAAACTATTTCCTACACGTGCGAAAACAGATAATCTTAATAATACAATGTTTGCACAATTGGAAGGAAAAGAATATCAATTTCCATATATTAGAAAAACAAAGTGTAAAACACATCTAGAATCCAACAAACCACTTTCCATCCAGAATTTACAGAAATGTTCTAATTTACCTGAAACAGTAGTACAATATGAATTGCAACAATTGGTAAACAATTCATCTTGTCCTGAAGTATTGTGTTTAAAGGAAGGTGCGATAGTAATGTGTACCGTAAATTTGGATATGGATAATGGAATATGCAATGGTTCTCAGGGAATTATAACCGGATTTATGGAAACAAGTCAAGGTGCCTTACCAGAAGTCACATTTGTAAATGGTGTAAAGAAATTATTAGATTTACATTACGTCCAATCAGAAGAATATCCCTCTATTGCGATAGGATATATTCCATTGACGCTTGCGTGGGCATTAACAATACATAAAATTCAGGGAGCAACATTGACTATGGCGGATATTGATGTAGGAAATCAAATATTTGAATGTGGACAAACATATGTAGCACTTTCACGCGTTCAATCGTTAGATGGATTATATTTATCTGCATTTAATCCAGAAAAAATAAGAATAAATGGTTATGTAAGCCAGTTTTATGATAGTATTCCCGAGAAACACTATAATATAGAGGAAAATCCGTTTAAAGAATTTGAGTTACAAGAAGAAGAATATGAAATATCGTCTACAATTAAGGTGATTCGTTTTTAGAATTCTTAATAATTTCCTTAAATATGGGTTGAATAATTTTATTACTATTTGGTTTTAATGGTGTATTAAGTTTTTTTCTTCTATTTTTTTGTTTTTTAATCACCATTTTACTATTAATATCTTTTAATTCAAACCCGTTTGCTCTGACGCGATTAAATAGAAAGGGTATATATTTAATATTCCATTTATAGTGATTTATAAATACATAATATTGAAATCTTTCTGAATGAAGTGGACGAGAAATGCTATATTCGTGCATCTTATCAAATAGGGAATAGTATTTTTTCAAGTTATCATTTGTTAAAATGCAAAATCGATCATTTATGTTTGGAAATAGATGGAAATTCGGTGTACAAATGGAATATTTATTAACTAATGTAAAATATTTAATATCAAAAAAGGTATGATATTTTACATCGGGTCTTAAATAAACTATATAATCAAATATTTCATCGCAATTTTCTACCATTTGTCCAAGTTGTTTTTTTGAATACATTGCGCATAAAAAATTGTCTACAGAAATATAATCAGATTCCCAAGGATCTGATTGTGTACGATATTTATAGACATTTATATTTTCTTTCACAATATCTTGGTCTTCTATTTCTACATAATCTGGGTTTAACAATTTATATTCATCAAAATCGAGATCAATATCAATCTCTTTTGCTCTTGGATTTATATATTGACTATCAAAACGATATGTATGTAGAAAAATTTTATATTCAATATTATTATTTTTAAAAATGGTTAATATATGTTTTTTTATACTATCAATTGTATATTTTAAACTACGAGTTAAACCCCAAAAACATAGTGCTATTTTCATTTGATTAATAAAAACCGATATTTTATTTTTATAAATAAAACTAAACAATAATAAAATCTCATAATAATATAAAAATGGTTGCTGGAAGTATTTTACCTGTTTCGTTAAATCATAAAAACGAATTATGTTTTTTATTTGGTAAAGAAAATCCAATGGAAGATAGTGCGAAAGGATATTCTGACTTTGGTGGTAGAATGGACAAAGGAGAAACGCCATATACGGCTGCATTACGTGAAGGGTCGGAAGAACTAACCGGTTTCTTAGGCGACAAAAAACAGTTACAAAAAATGATAAAAAAGAATGGAGGACATTATCCTATGACGTTTGATACATATCATGTTCACATTGTGTATTTAGAGTATGATGAAAATTTACCCAAGTATTATAACTTTAATCATCGTTTCTTATGGAATAAAATGGATAAAGAAGTATTAAATAAAACCAAGCTGTTTGAAAAAATCGAAATAAATTGGTTTACTGTAGGACAAATGAAAAAACGTCGCAATGAATTCAGAAACTTTTATAGAGCCTTTCTTGATGACTATGTCCAAGAAGAAAAAAAAATAAAAGAATTTGTTAAAAAATGTATGAAAAAGAGTGATAAAAATAATACTAGAAAAAACCGTTAAAATACAATAAGATATATTTGTATCTTAAACAAAAGTGAATTAAAGATTTATACTAATATACAAATATTGGTATGAATTGCTTGGTAAATCAACCGAATCCGTTTCTTTCAGGCTATTTGCCTCTTTTTGAACAAATAGATATTGATAAAATGGGTTACCAAACAATTGACGAACAAATTAAAACCCAAACTTTGAAATTTAAAGAGTTTGAGTTGGGTTTAAACAAAACAGAATATAATTTTAAAGAAATATTTGATAATCTTGAGGTAATTGACTATCCGTTGTCTAGAACGTACGGTATTATATCACATCTGTCTGGCGTAAATGATTCTAAATCTATTCGTGATATTAAAGATCATTTTAGAAGTGATATAGTGGACCTTGGAAAATTATCAAGTCATTCAAAACCGTTGTATGATGCTATGAAGAATATTAAAACAGCTGACGAAAATGAAAAACGTGTCCTTAAGTTAGCGATAGATGGTATGGAACGTGGTGGTGTAAATTTACCAAAAGAGGAAAAGGATCGCCTAACCGAAATTGATAAAATATTGTCCGAGCAGTCAACCAAATTATCAGAAAACGTATTAGACGCTACGAAAGCATTTAAAAAAACGGTTACGGACAAGGAAATAATGAAAGACGTCCCTTTATGGGCAAAAGAATTATGGTGCAATGAAAATCCGGAAGAAGGCCCCTGGACAATTGGGTTAAGTGGTCCGTCATTTATTGCAGCCTTGCAGCATATTCCAGATAGTGAAATCAGAAAGGAGATATATTTAAAGTATATTTCAAAGGCTGGTGAAAATGAAGAAGTTATCAACACAATAATGGATAAAAAATTAGAAAAAGCAAATATTTTGGGATTCGAAAATTATACAGAGCTATCATTATCGGTAAAAATGGCGGAAAATGAAAAGGTTATATTAGAAATGTTGGATAATTTACAGAATGCTGCGTTACCCCATGCAATCAAAGAAAATGCCGAAATAAATGAATATGCTAAAAATAAGGGTGTGGATGGTGAAATTGAATCTTGGGATATATCATATTGGTCAGAGCGTATGCGCGAAGACAAATTTAAATTAAAGGTAGAGGATTTGAAACCATATTTTTCGTTGGATAATGTTTTACGAGAATTATTTGGAATAGCAAATAGATTATTTGGAATTTTTATACAAGAAAGAACAGAAAAAGTGGAAAAATGGAATAAAGATGTTCGTTATTATGATGTGTTTGAAGGAGATGATAGTAATAATAATATTATAGCAGGATTTTATTTAGATCCGTATGTTCGCGAAGAGACCAAACGTAGCGGCGCTTGGATGGATTCTTGTGTAAGTAAAAATCGTGCACTTGGACATAATATTCCCGTTGCGTATTTAGTATGTAATGGTAGTCCGCCTTCGAAAGACAAACCTTCTCTATTAAGTTTTTCAGATGTAGAAACATTATTTCACGAATTTGGTCATGGATTACAGCATATGTTAACAAAAATAGACATAGATGATATTTCAGGAATTAATGGAATAGAATGGGATGCAGTTGAATTACCCAGTCAATTTATGGAAAATTGGTGTTATGACGAAACCACATTGAATAGAATGGCTATTCATTATCAAACGGGTGAAAAGATGCCTAAGTCAATGTACGACAGTCTTATAGAACAAAAAACATATGGAGCCGGTATGGCTATGATGAGACAAATCTCATTTTCCAAGTTGGATTTGTACTTGTATTCGAATTGGAAAACAATTCGTGAAGAAAATAAATCGTTATGGGATATTCAAAAGCAAATATTTACAGATTGTTGTCCTTATAAACGGTATTTAGATGAAGACCGATTTTTGTGTTCTTTTCAACACATATTCTCTGGTTATAGTGCTGGTTATTATAGTTATAAATGGGCAGAAATAATGTCTGCTGATAGTTTTGGTATGTTTGAAGAAAATATGGAAAGTCAAAATGAAATTGGACGTCGTTTTCGTGATACGGTTCTTTCAAATGGTGGTTCAAAGCCAGCTATGGATACGTTTATACAGTTTAGAGGAAGAGCTCCAAATGTAAATGCTCTACTAAGACATAATAGATTAGTATAATAAAATTTTTGTATATAATATAGTTTGTTTATAGTATATACCAAAATGGTAAAAAACAAAATGACTGTACTTGACAAAGAAATACAATTATCGTGTTATTCAGATTATATTGTTAAAAAGAAACAATATTTAGAATCATCTGGTATTGTTACAATTCAAGAACCTGGAGAAATAATGATTGTAAGTGCGGTTATTTCTGGTATTTGTGATATGAAAGATGTAACAGATGTAATTATTAAACACGTCGGTCAATCTGATAAACAGTTTTTAGATGTTAATGGATGCAAAATGGATAAAATTTATATTGATACTGGTAAATTAAATATTTTTACTTGTGGTGATATCAATCCCGGTATTCAAAAATTATTTCAAGTTGTTTATATTACAAAAGAATTAACTGAACAAGATAAAGACGATGATTGTGATTGTTTAAAAGTAATATGTCATCCAAATAAAGTTCACGAATATTATTGCGATTATCTTGACGATGAAAGATATATATGTTTTAATGAGAAAGTTACTAATTATGAGCAACCCGTAGCACGTTGTTTAGAAAAACAATGTGATTGTGGGGATAATAAAGGATGCAGTTGTGGGGATAATAAAGGATGCAGTTGTGGGGATAATAAAGGATGCAGTTGTGGGGATAATAAAGGATGCAGTTGTAGGGATAATAAAGGATGCAGTTGTGG